CGCCAGCGCGGACAGGTCGATGCTCGTCTGCCAGGTGATGCCACTGTCCCACGAATGGCGCACCACACCCGCACCACCTTCAGCAAAGAGCGTGAAGGTTGTCCCTTTCGTGAATGTCTCATTACCCTGAAAACGGATCACCGTTCCGGTGGGTAACACCGCCTGGCATGCATCCGGACCGTTACCGGTGCCGTAAGCCGATATATCGGCTGTACCTGATTGCAGAACGGCCCGGTTGTTCCAGGCCACATCACCATTGGGAAAGCTGCCGCCGATGCCACCAAACGAACAATACCCCCGGCCAATCGGCCCGTCTGCCACGAACGCACTGGCCGCGTGGTATTTACGCCACAATGACGTAGCCACTTTCAGCGCATAACGACCCGTATTGTGTGTCCAGCTGTCACCCGCCATCCCGACTACCAGTCTCGCTGTTGTTCCGGCCTTTCCGTACCGCAGGGAGCGCAGACGTTGTCGGGTTTCCCTGAGTCTTTCCAGTCCATAATACGACGGGCGTTTGTCCGTGATAACTGGCTGTGGCGACGGCCAGGTAACAGGTGTTCCGTCGATTTCAGTCCTGGCGACAAATCCCGGCGTTTCGTAGTCTGTCGCTGTATCTCCCTCTTGCACCTGAAACAACGCAACATCCGCGGTCCAGGGGGATACTCGCATCAGAGTTGCGTTAGCAGGTGTAGTAAATGTATAGACATCACCCGCCGGGGCAGCAACACCGGGTGCAATTGCTGTATTTACATCTGCGTAGAACGCTACCGTTCGAGCACCCCTGCCGCCCTTGACACGAGCGGTATAGGGTGTTGACGGTTTAACTGGGATGTAATCACTGGCGCTGTACGTCACATTCGCGGCCAACTGCCCTGTATTATTATTAACGTAGTATCCGTCAATGACGGTCTTCGCAATGAATTTGTTCCGGCTCGCGGTAAAGAGGTTCGTTTTATCGGGAGATACCGCCTCACTGGCAATCATCGCCCGACTGACTGCGCCATCATTTATTTTTGGCATATATTCCACCGGTGTGCCGTCTGGCAGTGTTGACGACGCTACCCATTTGAATTCCGTATAAGTAGGGGTAGTGGTGCCTTCAGCAAGAGCAAAAGTCGCAACAGCAGCAACTGCTATACTGATTCGGACACCGGTGATACCAACAGGCACTGTGAATATGGTCGTATTCGCAGTGAGGCTCGCTTCCTTGATTGGTGCTCCTCCAGCCCCGTACATCGTTACGAATCGCATGTTAGCATTGGATGTATAGGTTTTCCCTGACTCTACTGCAATCATTGCAGACGCATCATACTGAGCAGAGGCTATCGGGGTGCCATATTCAGAAATGTAATGCCCCTGCAGGCGGCTATTTTTGTTGAATAAATTTGTACCTGATCTCTGAAATGTCCGCAGATATTCAGGTGTAATAACCGGCAGCGCTGCCAGCGGAACAGACTGAATATGGTCCGGGCGAACCACCAGACCAAATGGCGAAACAGAGGCCGGTAAAACCGTTCCAGTGACAATCCAGTATACCGACGACGGCTGATAAGAACCTCTCATCCATGTGGCTCCCGCAGGTACGGTGACGTAACGTGTTGTCTGTCCGGCGCCTGACAGAAACGCTCTACTCGATGAGTAAAAATTGACAATCTCTCCCAGGACCGAAAACACCAGCTGCTGCCCGGGAGTGACCGGGATCCATCCCGTCGTGTTGTACCCGGCAAGCGGCTCCGTCAGCCCGGTCGTTACTGAAAGCCGCCGACCAGCCTCCAGGTCGACGTCATCAAAGTTGACGAGATTGGGGTATTCTCCTGGACTCCCCAGCGTTGGCAGTTTCTCGACGAACGAATATGAGGCCATTTTCCGCCCGGTAGGCTGCAGCGTACCGGCAGCATTAATGTACTCATCTGCCAGTATCGTATCGGATACGTTCACAATCCAACATTTCGCACCACCCAAGATATTTCCCACATCAATATCCTGTACTGCTTTATTCTCAGAGGAGTAAATACGAATGTTATTAGAAACAGAACCCTGACCAATCAACCATGCAACTAATTTTGGCGTGCCAGAATCATTAAGGTAATATTTGAACGAAAAAGCCTCACCTCCCCCCTGAGCAACCCGGAAAACCTTTCCACTCTCAGTTCCATGAATACCTGCAATAGTGCCATCCGGATCGGATTCCGTTTTATAAAATGTATACTCCTTCCCGTCAGCAATAGATTCCATCATTGCTTTTAAATACTGGGTACGATTAGCAAGCTGTTGCGCCTGAAGGTTTGCCGGGCCGTCCCCCGGGACATCATCCTGCTTACCGAGTACCGGGGTCTCTTCAGTAAGCCGATAGATACCATTTACCCAGACAGGATTTTCCTGCAGATTTGACATACTACTTACCTCGGTATTGATATTGCCCGTCATAATTGGCCCGACCGTCATATGTCAGGGCTATTTGCGGTGGTTGCGGGGACTGCGGAGCAATCAGCTGCATCCGCCCGAAATAGCTGAAAGCCGTTCCTGTCTGCTGATTAAAATCAGGGAGAATCAAAGAGGTCATATCCATGCCTGCAATATCCGTCCCGCTACTAATCATTTCTAATGTCGCCAGGGGATCAACAGAGACTCTGTACAGCTCCAGCAGCACTGGTGCTGTATCCTCTGCCAGATTCACCCCCTGAAAACGTAAATGAAACTCCTGGGGTTTCACTGAGAAAAACGGGAGCCACTGGTTAAAAAGATGATCGTATCCAGCAATCAGCTCCGGAGTTTCAGGGGTTACCAGAAACTCAATCGTGCCAAACTGGCGGTCGACAATATAATCGGCACCTCGATTCAGCCCGTTAATACTGACATTAAAAACCGTGGTATGGGGAAGCGCGATAATGTCCCCTTTAACGATCCCATTAGGTAATGCATACTGTTGATTAAATGAAAACGGCTCATCAACTGGCTGAGCGCCTAATAGCAATGCCAGATTTTCAACAGAGAAATTATGCCAGGTTGAACTGACAGAGCCGCTGGCCCCGGTAATGATTTTCTCATTCTGATAGAGCTGCCCACCCCGTGATGCTTTAGTTATTTGTTGCTCATACGAAAACGCTATTTTCAATGTTGAAACATCGCCGACCCAACGAAATGCACGCTTATTATCTCGCGGAGCCAGGAACACCTTACCCTGACCATAATAATAGTTTTCCCTCATGGTCCGATACTCCGTTCAGTCAGTTTCAGGGAGATTATGCCCTCGTTCAAAACGGGACCATCTGTCGTGAAAATAGTGATATCCATTTCTTCGAGATAAATACCGGCGTCCCATTCGATAGCTGCGGCTGACCCGGTTGCAGAGTCCAGTAGCAGCGCAGAGATATCACCCTGCAGCGCCAGCACAGTCAGTGGCCCGCTGGTTTCAGTCCATTGTGAGATGGCCAGCACCGGATGGGTGCCGAACGACCACGGCGACGTCGGCCAGGTACCGGATGGCCATTCAGTATCATCGGCAGGAATGGAAAGACCACTGGACACCAGGTCGGGTGGATACCAGACTGTGATACCGGCGGCATCGGCAATGGCATGCAGCTCAGGTACCGCGCCGGTGGTGGTATCTTCCGGTGTTGCCGTCGCCCAGTCATGGCCATCGACAATAGTCAGGTTCATGGTAACGGTGATCGGGAACGCCTTATAACGACCTGCTGGCAGCCCAGCCCGGAACGTATACAGCGACAACAGTCCATCACGGCGACTTTTCAACGTCAGGGTATGTACGCCAGCGCCAGCACCGCCAGTGACATAGGGGATCGGAATGCTGGCGTCACTGGTGGCCATCGACCAGACCTCAGCACCGGTGCCCTGAGCAATCAGTTTCACAACGTACTCTGTACCTGGCTCAGGGCCGATACTGTTTTCAGTACAGTCAATCAGGCGATCTGCCTGCAGCAGACGATCACGATGAGAGAACGCCAGAGTAAATTTATCTGTGCTGGCCACCACATCAGGATATAAGACGCCATTGACCCGGATATTCCCCGGCAGGTATGGTCGGGCCTGACGCCCGGACATGGTCAGCGTGACCACCGGCGCGGCAGATTCTGCCAGCGTCTCTGCGCTGGTCCGGGTCAGCAAACGTACCTCCACCG